CTATAGCATTGCTAGATGTTCTTTGTAATTGCTCGAATGAACTTAATACAATATTCATAGCATTAGTCATGTGTCTAAAAGCAGGTGTCATTCCGTCGAAAATTCGGATAGATGTTTGTATAGTTGCCATTTTTAACCTCCTTTCTTTTTTAACATAATATAAGCACTTACTTATTTTTAAGTAAGTGCTTATATATTATAAATTTAGCAATTCTTTTTTCTTAGCATCAAATTCTTCTTGTGTAATAGCTTCCATATTTAACAAATTCTTATATTTTAATATTTCATCAGCTGTAGAACTAGATATAGACTCTTTTTTATCTTCTATACTCTTAGAACTTGTTATTATAGACAAAGTTGATAAAATCTCTTGGGCATAATTATAAGATTCTTTATATAAACTTGAATTTGTAGAAATTTTAGAATTAATTAAATATATATACTTTGTAGAATTCTTTATATTATTAATTGTAATTTTTATCTTTAAACTATTTACATAAGTTTTTATTTTTTTCTTTCCTAATATACTTCCAGCTATAGCTCCTGTTTCGCCAAATAAAAGACCTCCTCCAATAGCACCACCTAATCCACTTTTAATTATAGATTCATCATCTTCTAAAAGTTCAAATGAAATAATATCCCTAAAGTCATATACTCTCTTATTCTTATTTAAATTGCTTATTTTATCAGATATAATTAATTGTTTTTTATTTTCATCTACTAATAAATAAATTCCTACTTTTTTACTTGCGTTAAAAGATTCAAATCTTTTTTTATTTTCAAGTGTTAATCTTATTGATTTTTTTATTTCCTCAGAAGATATTTTTTTAATTACATCTGTTGGTTCGACTATAGAAAATGTATCTTTATATTTTTTTAAACATTCAGAACATATTACACCATCAGATATTTTTTGTTTACCTTTTTCTCCACATATACAACAACTTTCATTTCCACTAAATAATCCCATAATATCCCCCTTTATTATAATGAATTTATAGGATTATTATACTATATCAGTAAAATTTTTACATCATTATCACCTCCTTTCATTAAAAAAACACTTACTCATTTGTAAGTGTTTTTGAATTATTTTTAATTTTAAGTCCACATAGTTAATATAAAACTTGTCGTATTAATAGATGCTGTCATATTCCTAAACGCATTTACATACCACATAGTTAATATAAAACGAACCTGTAAAACCACAAGACTGGAAAGCACCATATAATTTACATACCACATAGTTAATATAAAATCTTCCTGTTATTTGTTTATAAAACTTGCCTACTCCCTTTACATACCACTTAGTTAATATAATTTCCTACCTATATTATACCATTTTTTACCAAATAAAGCACTTGAAACAACATAATATCCAAGTGCTTTATCCATATTATTTTACTTATTTTCTCTCTCTTGTTGTTCCCTAAGAATACCTCTCAATATCTCTGCATACTCTTGAAATTTTTCTTCATTGTCCTGTTTTAATTTATATAATAATGTAGCAAACTTTACAAAGTATTCTACATCTTCATCAGTTTTTAAATTATATTCATTAAGTAAATTCTCACACATTGTATTAATCCCCCTCAAAACTAAAATAAACTAAACTAAATTATTTAATACAACTGATAAATTTACTCAATCTTATAAACCACATGATAATTCTTCTTTTCACCTGCAATCTTAGCAGGTCTATTATTTTCCTCTATCCAATTTCTAACCTTATCTATTACACTCTTTGTATATTTATTTACAGTACCAGTCCAAGAACCATTAGTTTCCCAAACGCCTTTGACTTCGTTTTCTTCTAAATCAATCTTTTTAATAATTTCACAAACAGCCATCTGAGCTGGTTTATTACTCTTAGAATATATTTTCAGTTTAGATGCTATTTGCTTTGTATCAAAATAATGTTCTTCTTCGTTTATCTCTATTGGTAAATCAATTCCTGCTTTCTTATATAATGTTTTAGCTGTTAATAGTTTGGATTTATTGTCAAAGCCTGCACCATCTAATAGTTCTTTTAACATAGATGTACTATTGTAAGCTAACTGTAATTTTTCAATCTCGCTTGCTTTTTCTCTCAACTTATCTGGGTCAGCATTATTTGTTATGTATGCACCAGTTTGTCGAATGGCTGGAAGTACTTCATCACTTATCCAATCTTGAAATCTCTCAGCTTCTTCTTTTTTAGATTTAAATATTAACTTATATACTCCACTCTCTGTTAAGAACTTTTCACCTGTGTTATGCAATTTTCTAAAGTCCTTATCTAGGACATTAGAATTTTTTAATAATACAGCTTGAGTATCATTCATTTTAGATAAATGATTTCTTATTGCACTATCACTTAACTCTAAACATCTTCCACAATCATATGGATTAAATAAAACTTGCCCATTATATTCAAGTACTTCAACTTTCTTTTCTTCAAACATCATTAATTCATTTTTCATAATATTACACTCCTTAATTGAATTTTTTTAAGGAATGACGTATACTATAGTTAGTGTATATAATATACGTCAATAAGGGATGTTCAATCTTTGGTCGGGGAGAACGTCTCTTATTTTTTATTCCTCTTTTTCTAACTCTTCATTAATCTTTTCTTCAAGCCAAATAGTTTTAGTCTTGTTCTGCTTTTTTAAATGTTCTTCAATTTTTTCTACTTTCTCTCTATCTAGTAGAACACTAAAAGTTTTCTTATTCTGTCGTCTCTGCTTGAAGTAATCTGCTCTACTGCTATCAGTAATAATTTTCACCTCTTTTCTGTATCGCGATAATATAATTATACATTGTATCGCGACACTTTTCAAGAGTTTTTACTAATTTTTTCTAATTATTTTACTCAACCGACCAATTTTGAGCAAAACAAAAGCACCTACCAAAAAGTAAGTGCTTTCTATATAACAGATTTAATTTTAAAATAAAGTATTCACCTAATTTCCAGACGAGAAATCCAAATCATCAATTAAATTTACATTATTTTTTATATTATTCCAATCATCTAAAAATACATTATAAGTGAGTGTCACATCAACAATAAAGCTTATTCTCACTGAATGGATATCATTCATATCTTTTATATTGTTTACAAATTCTTTAGTAAAGTTTCTACACTCATTTTCATCATTAAACCTAGAATTTTCCACTTGAATACTAACTATATATCCCTCACCTTTTGTTGGGTTTAATATGTTAACATAATATGTTGTTTTATCTTTTAAGTCTTCTGGTATCATAGAGTCTACTTTTGCTTGCATCTCTTGTTTATAAATATCTTCTTTTTCTCTTTCGCTAATTATATTTTCTTTTGTAATATTTCCTTCATTTACTTCATCTCTATTTTTTGAATCTCGTATCGCTTGATGAATCATCATTGATACTGTAAATACAACAAAGTATATTAAAAATATCACTAAAATTTTCTTCAACAAACTTAATTTTTTAAATTTTCCCCACATAATGAACTCTCCCCTATTAAATTCTTTATTCAAATATAATTCTATCTAAAAATAAGAACTTAGTCTATTGATTTAAAATATTTTGAGCAAAATAAAAGCACCTACCAAAAATAAGTGCTTCTTTCTTCTATTTAGTTTTTCTCCACATTGTTAATATAAAAGTTTGGAGTTTTAAAATTATCATTCCTATCTTTTGCTTTATTTACATACCACTTAGTTAATATAAAACATTCAAGAAGTAATTGTAATTGTTCATCTGTAAAATAATTTACATTCCATATAGTTAATCTAAAACTAAAGAAATTGATAAAATTATTGTTTATTCAGTTGGATTTACATTCCATATAGTTAATCTAAAACATTATACACAAATACAACTTGAAGAAGCTTTAAAAACATTTACATTCCATATAGTTAATCTAAAACGCTTTTAAACTTTCCTCTAATGCAATACTATCTGTACGATTTACATACCACTTAGTTAATATAAAACGACTTGTGTTTATAGATTTCTATATTTTTATTATACCACTTTTTAACAAACAAAGCACTTGAAACAACATAATATCCAAGTGCTTTATTTATATTATTTACTTATTTTTCTCTTCTTTTTTCCTACATTCTTCTTTCACTAAACTTACAAATCTATAAAATTTATCTGGATTTTCATTTCTCATTTTTTCAAAGATACTTCCAAGTTCTCTAATAAGTTCTATTCTATCCATATCAAGTAAATTCTCACACATTGTATTAACCCCCCAAAATAAACTAAAATATATTATTTAATACAACTGATAAATTTACTCAATTTTATAAACCACATGAAAATTCTTCTTCTCACCTTGTATCTTAGTAGGTCTATTATTCTCCTCTATCCAATGTCTTATTTTATCTATTACACTCTGTGAATACTTATTGACACTTCCACTCCAACCTCTTTTACTCTCTAGTACTACTAACTTTTCATTATCTTGTATATCTAACTTCTTAATAATTTCACCTATTGCATGAAATGCAGGTTTATTAGACTTAGAATAAACATTTAACTTAGTTGCTATTTGTACAGTATCAAAGAAATGTTCCTTCTCTTCTATTTCAAGAGGTAACTCTATTCCTGCCTTTTTGTAGATAGTCTTTGCTGTAAGTAATTTTGCTTTTTCATCTATTCCAGCATTATCTAAGAATGGAGTTAGTATTTCTATAGTCTTATTAACTGTATCTAAACTTTCTATTTCATTTGCTTTTTCTCTTAATGCTTGAGGGTCAGCGTTATTTGTTATGTATGCACCATGTTGTCGAATAGCTGGTAAAACTTCTCGTCTAAGCCATTTCCTAAACTGTACACCAATAGGTTTGTCTGTGTATTGTAAAAATCCATATAAACCATCTTCATAAAAAATAGTTATACTTCTAGCTTTATTACTAATTATATTATTTGCGACTACATTTAAAGTAGTTACAAAATCATTAAATTCATTTCCTTTCAATACATCATACTCTTGTTCAATCTCAAAGTCTTCTGCTTTTATGCAATCCTGTATTGTTTTAGATACATCAGCATAATCGAATAATCCAACTATTTGATTAGCTATCCAACAAGATTTTTCTTTCCACATAAAAGTATAAATTTGACTTCCATTGAACTCTTTTACTATTAAATTTTTCATAACTATTACACTCCTTAATTGAAATTTTTTAAGGAATGACGTATACTATAGTTAGTTGATGTATAGTATACGTCAATAAGGGTTGCTCAAACTTTGGTCGGTGGGAGTGACCCTTATTTTTTATTCCTTTTGTTCCAGTTCCTCGTCGATTTTTTCTTCTAGCCATTCTTTCTTAGTTAGATTCTTCTCTTCTAACACTTCATCAAATTTATCTAACTTTTCTTTGTCTAAAAGTACACTAAAACCTCTTTTATCTTTTCGACGATTTTTCATATACTCTGCTCTACTTTTAGTTGCTATTTTATTCACCTCTTTTCTGTAACTCGTTACATTAATAATAACATTGTAACGAGTTACAGTCAAGCTATTTTGGAATATTTTGCAAATAAAATTTTATTGAAGCTAGCGTCGTAAAACACTACCTCAGCTATATCTTTTTTTCTAATTATTTTACCCAACCGACCAAATTTGAGCAAAACAAAAGCACCTACCAAAAGTAAGTGCTTCCTTTTCTTTATTTAATTTTGATACTACATATTTAATATACTAGTAATATAGTTTGAGTTTTGACCATGTTCCCAAAACGGGAATGTGCTATCATTTCAAATATTTTATAAAAGCACCTACATATTTGTAAGTGCTTACTATATTATCTATTTAGTTCATATACTACATACATAAAATATCCACATATTATTCTTAATATAAACAAATCTCCCTAATATACCATGCTATAATTAATTTAGGAAATATTAGTAGATACTTCCTAAATTAATTATGAAAGGATGGTGATATAATGAAACGTGATTTAGAATTGATAAGAGATATTCTAATCAAAATGGAAGAATCTGATGCTGATAGAATGTCTATCAGTGATTTCATGACTGATGTCTACGATGAAAGAACTATTTCTTATCATTTACAATTATTATTGGATGTTGGCTTTATTGAAGCTACACCAATGGGTGTTCAAAGATGCTTATATAAACATTATATTGTTAAGAGGATAACCTCCTTTGGTTATGATTATCTTGACAATATAAGAGATGACACTGTTTGGAATAAAACTAAAAAACAATTAGGTAATTTTGCATCTTCCGCCTCTTTAGAAGTTATAGGCAGTGTTGCATCTAGTGTTATTTTAAAGATGATAGGAGTATAGCTTCAAACTTTATAGCATCTTCGAAAATCATATCTAATTTTTTATAATTATCAATATTTTTTTCATAAGACTTAGTTGAATATTTATTTATATTTTCAATTAAGTCTTCTCTTGCTTGTATCAAAATTTTTAACCTCATTGAACAGGCAATAAATTCTATATCTTTATTCATTTAATCACCTCTATTTTTTTACATAACAAAAGCACCTACATGTTTGTAAGTGCTTTCTTTGTTTATTTAATTTTGAATCCACATAGTTAATCTAAAACCAATTTCATGTGTGGATAGTTGCCATATCTCCCACCCATTTACATTCCATATAGTTAATCTAAAACATCATCTGAGTCTGTAAGAGTTGTAGAATCATTAAAATTTACATTCCATATAGTTAATCTAAAACTCATAGCTATTTCTTTTGCCATATCTAACTTAATTACAATTTACATTCCATATAGTTAATCTAAAACTCCAATTTCTTCTGTAAATTGAGACTCTCGAAAAATTATTTACATTCCATATAGTTAATCTAAAACTAGTGTTTATACTGATGAATTAAATTCGCTGGACTATTTGATTTACATTCCATATAGTTAATCTAAAACTCATCCTACATTGCACGAATATTGTATGAATGAATTATTTACATTCCATATAGTTAATCTAAAACCCCAAAATAAACTTAGCATTTCCAATACCTACACATACACACCTCTCTCAAATTTGCAGTGAACCATGAGTAGTGCAATTGATAACATTTATCACACACCCTCAATGCCTTGTATTCCAATTGTTAAACCATATTTTATTACAAAAATCGAACACTGCAAAATCTCTACATTTTTATTATATCATAAATATATTATTTTTGAATATCTGTACCAATTTGTGGTATAATAAAAACAAGAAGAACTACAATCTATTTGGAAGTAGAGTGAAGTTCTAAACAATTTAATGCTTATTTTTTTTGAACTTAAATGAAAATTTAAGCTCAACATCTAAGTCACTCTCTTGCACAGAGTGGCTTTTTACTTTTTTGATACATAGACAAACTATGTAACCGATTAGACTAGCTGTTAAACTAGCTAATACACCAATCAAAAAATTATCCATACATATTCACCTCCCTTCTATACGTTGGGAGGATAATCTTTTGTATGAACTCCACTCTATAAATTGTAGATTACATCTTCTTGCTAAAAATATTATAACATATAATTATTACATATTTTACCTATTCTATATTTATTTTTTTATTTTGCTATCTTCTTCTACCCCTCTTTCTCTCTCTTTCAGCTTCTTTCATTGCTTCCTCTTCATCCTCTATCTTAATAAGTATTGAGGCGGCTGCTAATGCTCTCTCATTAATCTCTAATCCCATATAATCACCTGGTTTCCACTTTAATTTTTGGATACAATAATGCGTGATACTAGCATCAAAATCGCCGCCCCTAATTAGTTTTTTGCTTCTTCTACTTTATCTTCAAATGTTGTATCAAATCCATTAACCTCATTAACTTTTACTGTATAGTTGACATACTCACCTGCTGTAAGCATTGTCTTTAATAACTGAGCTTCTCCCATCACTCCATAACTATTTTGGAGTTCGGCATCCTTTAAATCTGGAAATACTGTAGATGCTACACATAATTCAGCTACATAACTGTTATAATCAATTTCACTTGTGAATTGACCTGTTGGCTTCCCGTTATTGCCAATCACTTTTACTCTTTTGGTACAATTTCTTCTTAATACTTCATCTTCCTCAGAAGATAAAACTTTTAATTCCCATTCAACTGGCTTTCCTTCTTCGTCTAAAAATCTATCACTTGCTATATATTTTACATTATCAACCTTTATTGCATTTTGACTTAAAAAAGCACTTAAATTACTCATATTATCCTAATCTCCTTTTATTTTAATTTTTTATATAAAAAAACACATCTATAATTTATAAATGTGTGTTTTATTCCATTCCATTTATTATATTGAACTTTTCAACCAATTCCCAATCCTCGCATGTAAAGTCCATATCTTCATCAAGATACTCACCATCTGCATCAAATTTAACTATAATTCCACTGTCCATGTTGCAATCCTTAAGTATTATAGTTTGACGTCCAGCTGAACTCGTTGGGTCTTCATTTGTTACCTGTATATCAAAATAAATATCTTCACCAGTCTCTTTGTACCTATAAAGAAGCTCTCTAAATATAGAAGTATTGTAGTGAAATGTTGCACTTCCTGTGTATTTGCTTCCAGTACTTTTATTCCCTTTTGTAGTGCTACCTAAGATAGGAACTTCACTTTTATTTTTTTCCATCTTAGCTTCTAAGTTAATAGCTTGCATAAAATTATATCTTTTACCCTCGATAGTAACATAGCATTCTGCCTTAGATGCACTTATTGTATCTCTTGCTTTTATTTGCTGAAACATATATCACACTCCTCTCTTAACTAACTGAAACAGTCATATAAAGCTTACTCATAGCATTTATAACCTTAACAGCATCAGATACTATGACAGTTTTCTTATCATTTCCAAGCTCTACACTAACATCATCAGTTTTAAAATCTTCTATTGCCCTTATATTCTCTAATTCTTTATGGTGTTTAACAACATCATTCCAGAAACTTATTCTTCCTGCCTTATCATTCGGAACTTTACCTAAATACTTTTCATTAAATAAAGTTGCAATATCATTAGCAATTTGGTCAAGTACTCTAACACTTTGGTTACTTGAAAAATCGTCATTTTTATCATCTGTAAATGATACAAAAGTATTTATGTCCTCTAACACATGAACTTCATCACCAACTTTATGAAATATAAATTTACCACTCTTTA